CGACTCGTGCTGGGCCGCGTGGTGAAGAAGCAGCTTCGAGTCGGCCTTCCAATTTCCCCATTTCCCGGTAGGTGTCTGCCGGGTGCAGCGTGGAGAGACGCTGAGATTCGTCGGGATGCGCGGAGAGCCACTGAAGGAGTTCAATCCCGAGCGGCGAGTCTTTGACCAGATGTTGCATGGGCAAACTCATCGGCGTGTCGGGGTTCAGCTCCGCATCCAAGTTCGGGTTCTTGTCACGCGCCGCCGTCAACCGATCGGTCCACGCGGTATCCATCTGGGTCTGATACTGCTGGACGCGGGACTGCTGGTCGCGCTCCTGTCGCTGCGTCTGGCGCTCTTCATCGCGGACATCCGAGACAAAGGTCGCCATCGCCATCGAGTAATCTTCGTAGGCGTCAAACTGATCGACAGTCGGGACGCCCGGCATCGCCTTGAACCGCGCCCATTCACTCCCGTGGGCCGGGGGCGGCGTTGGCTCTGTTTCTGGCGCAGGCGGACGCGACAGTTCCGCGATCCGGGCTTCGGCGGCATCGGCCCGACGTTCCGCGGCCCGTTGCTTGCCGACCGCAGACGAAACCGCCTCGGACGCGCTGTCGCTGCGATTCCGACGTTTCTCTGTGGGTTTCTCAACTGGCGCGACCGCGATGGGCGCAGAAGCTTCTGAATCAGCCGCGGGGGGATCGTCGGCAAAGGCGGATTGAATCTGGTCCACGGTCTCGTGGTTGGAATCAATCGTGATGTCGCCGTCGGTGACCTGTCCTGCGTCTGTCGTCATACGCCTCTCAAAAAAAGGGGGGACCTAAAACAAAAGGCGCGTCTCACGGCTATCTGCCGGAAACACGCCCCCTTGTCGTGTGTCCCCTTGTCGTCTCACCCGCCGGGGAGCGGTTGTCGGCGCGGTCATGAGTCGCGCCCGAGTGAGAACGTCAGCTATTTATTCTAAAATCTCCCTACAAATAGCACACATATAGCCAAATCGTCAATTCCGTTACGTATTTCGTTTGCTAATAGCCTTAGCTTTGGCGCGAGCGTCTTCTTTGCTCGATGCGCCCCACGCCTTGAGGGACAACGCCAGACGCGTCGGATCGCCGTCCGGTTCTGTCATCGGCCCCAGCATATTGCCCATCCGCGCCAGAAAACTGGCTCGGCGCGGGTTATCCCCGGCTTTGACCGGAGGACGTAGGGTGCCGCCAGTTTCGGCGTGATACGACGCTCGGCCCTTGGCGTTTAATCCGCCCGCAGGATTCTTGCCTTCTTTGCGCGTCCAGGCGGCACTCATACCATTTCCTCCGGCAACTGCTGGGCGTCTGCGGCGACATCCTTAGGCGTGCCTTCCATGTTCATGCCGCCATTCTGAACCGACAAGGCGGCATCCTGCTGGGCGTCCTGCGCGGACGCGTCCTGTGCCTGCATCGCTTGCTGCTGCGCCATCTGCTGCGACTGGATGTGGTCCTGCGCCGACTGCTCCTGCGCCTGTCCCGCCTGCATCGCCGCCATCTGCTGGAGATGCTGCTGGGACGCGCCCGTGCCGACCCGGTTCACTTCCGCCGCGAAAATCGCCCCCGCTTCGTCGGCACGAATCTTCATCGCCGTAATCGCGAGTTGCGTCTCGTTCCGCATCCGCTCTATTTCAATCTTGGCGGCTTGATCACTCTGCGCGGTCTGGGCCTGCATCTGGAGTTTCTGGCCGTCCATCTCCAGCAGCTTCGTCTTCTCGTCCAGCGCCTTCGTCAACTGCTCGACCATCTGACCCGCCTGCTGCAACTGCTGCTGCAACTGCTGCGGGTCCGGGCCGTCGTCCTTCGCTTGCAATGGCGGCGGGAGCATCTTCTTCACACGTTCGGCGGCTTCCAAGTGACCGGGGAAATCGCGGAACTTGAGGTAGATGTCACCAAGAATCGGGAACAGACTGGGATTGGCCTGGAACAGATTGCCCATCTCATCCGCGCCTTCTTCATTGCGGCTCTTGTACGACTTGCCAATGCTGACTACCACGCCATACCGACCCTTCTTCAGGTCGTAATTCAACACCTTGCCTTGTGGACGCGGCGGAGGCGCGGGAGCCATGCCGTTCATGGGCATCGGACCGCCTTGCGGGCGCTGCGGAGGCGCAAGCGGCGCTCCTGGCATCCCCATCGTTAGAAGTTGACCCGGCGGCGGCATCCCCATGCCCATCTGCGGGGCGGCTGGAGGCTGCGGCTGCGGCAGCGCGGCGACCGGGCGCTTCGTTTGCGGGTTCATGGTAAACGGCTGGTTCAACATGACCGTCTTGGCGTTATCTTCGCGGTCCAGAATCCGCGCCACACGACCGGGCCGGTCATAGATGTGAGGGATCAGGTCCAACACCACCTTGGCTTCATACGTCAGGCTGATTTCTGCCAGATTGTCGAGAAAATGACTCGACCCCGCGGTGTGCTGGTTCTGCAACGCCAGCACCGCTCGGCCACTCTTGGCATTCGTCGCTTGCTGACCCAAGGCCGACTCATATGCGCCCGTCCCCTCGTGGATAAACTCCCGCGCTTGCTGCAACAGCAACATGCTGGGGCCGAGACGCGACGTATCGACTTGGGTACGCTGCGGCGGTGGCGCAGGGGTGCCGTTCAGAGACACATTGCGATACCGCAGATACGGAAAGTTCCGCACGTTGGCGAGCTGCCACTCCTGCTCGTGGCCCTCTTCCTGCCCCTCCACCATCGTGTACGGCGCTTTCGTTTCCAAACTCGCCATCTCGACCGCACTGCTGGCGCTGTAATTCAGGAGCCGCACCGCGTCCTTGTTCGGCTCAATCATGCCGACCCACCGCCGCTCGGCTTCAAACGGAATCAGCTCCCGCCCCACCACCGGAATAATCGGGATGTACCGCCCGTCCATCGCCTGCTTCGGCTCAAGCTCCTCAATCGCGTTGATGGTGGACCAATACAGAATCGGCGTTTTCTCCACTTTCGTGCGGGCCTCTGCGCCCGTCCGCGCCGTGCGTCCGTCCGGAATCGCATCTTCTTCGGATTCGGACCCATCGTCCAGCAGCACCTTCCGGCTGGTTTCATACTCCATCCGGTAATACTCGGCCACGCGCACCGCCCGTCCCGCGCCTTCCGTGCCGGAAACCCAGTGCTGCGTATTCATCCCAATCGACGACAACTCGTCTTCGGAAAACGTCGCCATCTCACTGCGAGGATACCGACGTTTATACGTCTCCCACGGCATATCGTTGATGAGAAACGCCCACTGCCCATCCGAAAAGTCCGGCTCCTGCGCGAACGGGTCCAGCACCACGCTCCCCTGCTGCAAGATGCGCTTAATGATGATGCGCTGGTCAAAGGCATCATCGCTATCCGGGTCGGCTTCGGTAATGACGCGGTAATAGCCACGGCCCGCCTTCACGGCGCGCTCGAATGCCCAACTCCGGGCCAGCCCCGCCCGACTTTCCACTTCAATCCGCCGATACAGCCCTTGAATCACTTCTGCCGTGTCGTCGTTGGCGTCCTCAGACAGCGGATGCACCGTCACGCCCAAATGCGCGGCCTTCTCCGCGTTCAGCACCAGCTGAATCGGATGGTCGAGACTTGGAATACTCAGCATCGGGCGTTGCGGAATCGCAACGCCGCCAATAATCTGTGGTTTGCGCTGATCCTTGACCTCGGTCGGCCAGCACAGGTCGGGCACTTGGAACCGCAGCGCATCGACTTCACGATTCCGCTGATCCACGTCGGCATCGGACCCGATCTTGAACCGATCCAACGCCTGTTGCAGATCTTCAGTATGTGCCATAGATTAATGCGCCATCCAACTGGACACGGCGCCCCACTGTCGAGGCGGACGATGCGTCGGCGTCGGGGGCACCCGCATCTGCGACCGCCCCGAAATAATCAAATACCGCGTGGCGTCCATCAAGTGGTCGCCGCTTTTGACAATCTTGCCCTGTTCGTCCCGATGATACTTCCGAAACTCACTGCGCCAGTTACGGAGATGCTCCTGCACCTTCAGCCGCCCCGACACCAGCAAGTTCCATGTTTCGGTCAGTCCGGCTTCGACGGCATTGATCGCGGGGTCGAGGTGTAACCCTAATCGACCATAAATTTGTATCAAGGTGCGTCCGTCAATCTGGCTGCTGCCCGAGGACGCCGGGTCAATGACCCCAGCCATCCATGCGCCACGCGCCTTAATCGCTTCGGCATGACTCGCCGGTTCTCCCTGCCCCTGATAATGCTCGTCATACAGCACAATCTGCCCAGACCCAGGGTCTTGTGCGCCCCACACCACCGCCGTGCGGTTCCAGCCCACATCCATCGCGTACACCCGCCGCCACGTCTCGGGAATCTCGGCGGTCGGCACCAAAATATCTTTTTCGCTGATCGGGTAAATTGCGCCCGACCCCAAACTGGGTTCACCCTCCGTGCGTGCGGCAATCTGGTAGGGCGGCGTGGTCGCCATTAAGGCCCGACGCTCGTCCACATCCAGATGCGGCACATCCTTCCAGCCCGCTTGGATGAACGTCTTGAACTCCGCCGACGCCTCCGTCTCCGGTTCAAGGAATCCCTTGACCACGGCACTCATGCCCTGCAACGGCGTAAACGTCACCATCACAATGCCCTTGGTGGTCACCGTGCGATAGAGCATCTCGGTGTAGCAATCCGCGGGGGGTTCTTCGTCACACCAAATGACGTGCTTACTCGTGCCTTCAAAGCTGGGACGGCCCTGCTCATACGTCTTCAAGCCCAACAAGCTCGACCCGCCGCTGCTGTGCTTAATGACCGCGCCTTCCAGTGCGCCGGGCAGACCGCGTGAGCTAATCGTGGACAGAATCAAGTGGGCCGGAATCATCCCGGTGCCGGGGAGTTGCACCGACCCCAACAGTTTGGCTTGCACAATGTCGCGGGTCGTCTGGCTATTGGTGCCCACCGCCCAGCATTCGACCGGGGTGTCCT